GAAGGGAGTGTGAAAGAATGAATCTGCGACCGCCTCCACCATCACGCAAGCAGGCCATACGCTCTCTGTCCAGAGTCCAACGGACGTGGCAAGAGGTTCTCCAGGCCGCTGGGTATCCCACGACGGTCATCACGCTGGACTTCGAAACATACTTCGACACCGCGTCCAAGTATGACTTGAAGCAACTAAGCACTGTTGAGTATCTGACTGACAAACGGGTAGAGGTGCTCGGTTTGGCAAGCAAGCATGTTGGCCACACGGAGGATGTGGCCCAATGGCACAACGGAAGTGAGGTGGCTGCGGATTTTCTGACGCGGTTGCAATCAGTGTATGGTGACAACTTAGACCGCTGCACTCTCGTTTGCCACAATGCCCCGTTCGATTGTTCTGTGCTCGCCCTGATTTATGGGGTCTATCCGAAATACATCGTGGATACATTGGCCCTCTCCCGTGCATGGGACACCCGCCGTAAGCACGGCCTGGAACACCTCGCCGAAGCCTATAATCTAGGAGCTAAAGGGGACACAGCGAATTTTGATGGTCTGAGCAATCGGGTTCGGGTAACGCCCGCCAAGCTAGTGCGGGGCAAGGTTAAGCCCCCAGCCCGTCGCTCGCCCATGCCCCCGGAGCAGCAGCAGGCCCTCGCCGGCTACGCAACGAACGACGTAGAACTAGAGTGGAAGTTGTTTACCCTACTGCTCCCTCGTCTTAGCAGGCCCGAAGCGGAACTACTGCTGGCCCAGCATTGCGTTGAAATGACCACGAAGCCCGTCCTGATGGTGGACTATGCGAAAGCGGCCAGTATCATCACTCGCATGGAGGCGAAGGTTCAAGAGGCGGTGGAGAAGGTGATGGTGATGTATGGAGACTAAAACCTGCTCTAAGTGCAAGCAGTTGAAGCCGACATCCGCGTTCTATACTGCGAAACACCATAGGGATGGGCTGGCGTCCGCATGCAAAAGTTGCCGTCGAGTAGTTCAATATGTGTGGAACGGAAAACACCCGCACAAAAAGGCAGAATACTGCCGTCGGTCATATCGTCGGAATCTCGCCAAGAAACTTGCGGAATCAGCGGAATATCACCGGCTAAACCCGATGTACCAACTAAAAGCCCACCTTCGGAGCTCGTTCGGACTTACGATCCAAGACGTAGAGCGGATGTTCGCGGATCAAAGCGGAAAATGTGCTAATTTGGGGTGCGGGAAGGAGATTAGCCTCGTCCCCGGTACAACAAACTATCGCCATGTGGATCATGACCACACAAAAGCGAAAGGCGACCCCGGATTTATCCGGGGCTTACTGTGCGGGGGATGCAACGCGGCTGCGGGACTCCTAAAAGATTCGCCCGATCGGTGTCTAGGACTTGGCATTTACCTGGAGAGTATCCGATGACCCCAAGCGAATGGCGAGTTGCCTTATCGAGCGATAAACAGTTTGAAGCCCTGCTGTCTGACGCCCTGGCCGAAGTCGGGGAATCGGTGATTACATACACAAAGTTTGGTAAGCGTGGGGCGATGCTCGCGTTAGCTAAGGGGGATGAACCCCGTCGTCTGTTGGGAACCCACAAGAGCGAAAAGGTACGGGCGTTGATAGAAGGCCGTAACGCGATATCCACATGGCCCGTCCACATGAAGAAAGCTTTGGCCATCGTGGACATGGCTAAGGCCGGTGGAGGAAAATTGCCCGCATGTTTGAACTACCATGCTGCCCATACTGGTCGCTATAGTGGGGGCGGTGGAATTAACCTTCAATCAATTGGGGCACGCGGGGAAGCACTGGTGTCTGAGATCAGAGAGATTCTGATTGCTCCACCGGGGCACAAACTTGTTGTGGTTGATCTGGCGGGCATTGAAGCCCGAGTGCTCGCGTGGTTGGCGGGTCAAGACGATCTGGTGCAGGCGTTCCGTGATGGAGCCGACATCTACAGCCAGTTCGCCAGTGCTTTCTACAACTGCCCTGTGCGGAAACCTAAAACTGGTGGCATTCCCAGTATCGAAAAGAAAATGAAAGATCGGCGGGGGTTCGGCAAGACGGTTATTCTAGGTGCAGGATACCAGATGGGACCCACCCGCTTCGCAGAGTATGCCAACTGCGATGAAACTGTGGCGGCTTCTGCTATCAAGACATATCGTAGCACCTACGCCATGATCCCGGCTCTCTGGGATCGGTACAACAAAGCATTCATCTTCACCGCCAAGTACGGGGAACCCCAGGACGTGAACAAGGTTCGGTTTGAATCCCGCCCTGAGTGTGATGTTGTGATTACGCTGCCCTCGGGTCGCGAGTTGCACTATCAGAAGGTGAGACTGGTTGACGATCGATATGGGGATAAAGTCGAGGTCTGGAACGACCTGACGAAGTCCTGGGATGGGCTGTTCGGGGGGTTGATCACGGAGAACGTGGATCAGGCGGTGAGTAGGGACCTCCTCACTGACGCCGTGCTGCGGGTTGAAGCCCGTGGATTCAAGGTGGCGTTGCTAGTTCATGATGAAATTGTGGCCGTAGTTCCTGATGGTCAGGCCGATCAAGCCCTCGCTACGGTGATTGAAGAACTGGTGAGGGAGCCGGACTGGGCACCGGGACTGCCCCTGGACGCAAGCGGCCACATCTCTTCACGCTACGGGAAGGACTAAGGATGACGGAGCACAAGCTGGAGTTTCAAGATGAAAGAACAAAGCAAGAATGGCTCTACTGGTGGGAGCACTGGGGGCAGGCCCAGTTCCAGGAGTTCTTCCGGTTCATCCGGCGTGCCAAACGAGTCAAGTCCACAGAGGTTGGACCGCGTCGATCTGACGTGGTGCGTCATTCTGGCAGTGGCAGTGTTCCTGTGGTGCTGGGTGGCGACAATGAAGTGAAGCGCCCCGAAAGTCAATAGGAGGCTCTGTGGCGATCTGGAATGCAATCCTAGGCTGTGACCCTGGCAGAACTGGCGGCTTCGCGGAAATCCGTATCAGGACGCGACTGGTGAGGTCCTGGGCGATGCCCGAGGCCGACGATCGGGGATTGAATGTCGAAGGCGTCCTAGGAATCCTCGATCAGCTTGCCCCAACCTCCACGCTTGCCTATATTGAATGGCCATCGGGCCGGCCCGGTGAGTCGGCGGAGTTTGCCTTTCGGTTCGGGCTTCAGTGTGGTGCCCTGGATGCCGCCATGAAGGCCCGAGGGTTCAGTGTACGCCACCTGTCGCCCAATGCCTGGACGGGGGCACTACGACTGGTAGGGAAGCAGCACCCGGACGCGATCAAGATCAGGCAAAAACTGTGGGCTGAACTTTATCCTGCATTTTCTCATTTGACCCGAGGCCCAAAAGGGGGTACACTGGACGGTATCCTTGATGCGGCTTTAATCGCCCACTACGGACTGCTCGCGAACTCAGGCATGGGCCTGAAGACGGGCCGAAGACAGCCTAACTTGACGTTGGAGGGACCCGATGGCATTCGCGAAACATGAAGACTACGTCGCGTACCATGCTGCGTACCGTGCCAAGAACCGCGATCGGATAAACGCGAGGAGTAAACAGTACAATTGGGAGAATCGGTGGATGGTGTTATACGGGGTAACGCCGGCCTACCTGGACCTGTTGTTCGTGAAGCAAGATGGGAAGTGTGCGGTGTGCGGTGACCCAATGAGCATGGAGCCCAGGACTCCGAACTACCGCAATGTGGACCACGACCACGCGAAGCAGAAAGGCGATCCCGGATTTGTGCGGGGTTTGCTGTGTCGGAATTGTAACCAGGCCGAAGGGTTCTTGAAGAGTGACCCTGGCAGAGTCCGAGCCCTGGCCGATTATCTAGAACGCCCCATAAGGAGAACGCTGTGAACAAGATCAGTGCATCTTCAATCTCTGCCTTCCGTAAGTGCAGCACCGCCTATCGTTTGGCCTACATCGAGGGCATCCGTCCTGCCATCGAGGCAGACACCCTGCGAGTCGGGTCATCGTGGCACGGGGCCTTGGAAGCATACGAGAAGGCCACCGGGGATAAAATGATCGCCGCCGTCGAGTATCTGAACGAGCGGTACGCGGAATGCCCCACTCACAAGGACCTGAAGGACTGGCGGCTGGAGCATACGACCCTGATCACATGCCTCGCCGGCTATGTCTGGTATTGGACCAACGACCCCATCGAAGTCCTGGCCGTGGAACTACCCTTCGACCTCCCACTCCACATGCCCAAGAGTGGCCTCCCGCTTCCCACCGCCGAGGTGGTTCGCACCGGGAAGATTGACGCCCTGGTGCAGCGGGGTGGGAAGATTGGTGTGCTGGAGCGGAAAACCACGAGCCGCAGCCTCGACCCCGACTCTGATTACTGGGATCGGTGGCGGAAGGACACCCAGATCAGCAACTACTGCCTGGCATTGCGGGACATGAAAGCCGCTGGCTTGCTCCCCAAGAATATTCCCCTTGACATGCCGTGGGCCGGTGTTATAGTTGACATCTTCAGGAAGCCAACGATTGGACCGAAGATGTTGACCCAGGGTGACACCAAAGCCTTCATCGAATCAGGCGATTACATGGGCGAGAAGTTCGCGGTCGAAGTCACCGGGGAAAGTCCCATCGTCCGAGTAGACGGCGAAATGGCCGATCTCGAAATGGGCAAGAAAGGTTTTGCCATCCGCGAAACCCTGAAGATGTTCTCTGCTCGCCTCTTGATGGACATTCAGCAGACCCCGGAGAAGTATTTTGCCAGGCGTGAGATCGCCAGGACTGACCAGGAGTTGAACAAGTTCCGCAAGGACCTGTTCGTTACCTATCAGTCGATGAAGATGCACGACACGCACGACCTCTGGGTGGAGAACGAAAGTTCTTGTGACGCACCCTACCGCTGTGCCTACAAGAGTATCTGCTACGGTGCTGGTAGCGAGGCAGCGTGTGATCGTCAGGCCCCAGTGCCGGCAGGGTTTAAACGCCTCGCGTACGTGGACCTGACTGTGTCCGCGAAGGGAGACGAAGCATGAGTAACGGCAAAGGATCGCGTTATCGCCCCGTAAACAAACAACGTTTTGACGAGAACTTCGAGAGGATTTTTAGAAAGGAAGAACTACATGCCACCCCCGACACGACCTGCTCCCTCTGCGGCTTCTCCCCCTGCATCCTCGACAAAGCCCAGTCTGCCCCCGCAGCCGAAGCCCCAGGCAGCCCCAGCCCGGCAGCCGGCGAAGACATTCTCGGTTGTGACTCAATCGTCCTCGACTGATGGCGAGCGGCTCCTCCTGTACGGAAAGTCGGGCCTGGGGAAGACGACGCTCGCCAGTCAGGCTCCCGGTGCGGTGTTTATCCCGCTCGACGACGGCAGCAAGAAACTCAACGCCCCGGCAATCGGCGGTGTGGAGTCGTTCACTGATCTGCGTGATGCGATCGCCCAGGCCACGAAGCTGATCCCCGTCAAGGGTAGCCTGGTGATCGACACCATCACGAAGGCCGAGGCGATGATCGAGGCCCATGTGCTGGACACGGTGAAGACCGAGGGCGGCAAGACCGCCACCAGCATGGAGACATACGGCTACGGCAAGGGGTACAGGCACCTGCTGGAGCACTACCGGTTGATCCTGGCCGACCTGGACAACTTGATCCGTGCTGGCCGGAACGTCATCCTGCTGGCCCAGGAAGCCCCGGCCCGTATCGCCAATCAGGACGGCGTGGATTACATGGAGGCTGGTCCCCAGCTTTACCATTCCAACAACGCCAGCCTGCGAACCGAAACCTGTGCCTGGGTTGACTTCGTGCTCCGCATCGGGTACAGTGACCTCAGCGTGTTCAAGGAAAATGAAAAGGCCCGTGCGGGCAAGGTCACCGGTGACCGCACGAGAGTAATTTACAGCGACGGCCCTCTCAGCTTCGTGGCTAAGAGCCGACCCGTCTCCGGAAAGAAACTGCCCGCCGCCATCAGCTTTGCCAATGAGCAGGATGATTCGCTGTGGGCCATGATCTTCCGGGGTGCTATCCCGGAGTAGAGGAGAACCATGTTCAAACCGCGTAATACGTTAGTAGCAGTCAAACTCGATCCTATCTCTGCGGAGAAGAAAGTCGGCAACATTGTTGTCGGCACTGGGTCCGATGAGTTCGGGACCGGAATCGTTGTGGCCGTGGGGCCGGGGACCGTGCACGCCGAAGGTGGCGTCTCTGAAACCGCCGACCTTCACCCCGGTGTCGCTGTCCTGGTCAAGGCGTTTAACCTGCGACCGTCTCGTCTCGGGGGCACTGAGAAGGCCCCTGCGTATATCTCGTACGAGTATGAAGGGGGCACCGTCGCCCTCTTCGAGCAGAGCAGCATCGCTCTGATCCTGGACTGAATCTCATACCCAAACCCTTTTCAAGAAAGAAAGAGAGAATCATATGTCAAATATAGACCGTACTGGGGCGTTTCTCGCCACCATCACCGAAGCGGCCTACGGGGAAACGAAGAAGGGCTTCCCCCAGTTCGTCGCGAAGTTCGTGGCGACGAAGCGGTACGTGGTGGAGAAGTCCGAAATGGCTGTCCTTACGCCGCCAATCACAGAGGCCGGCTGGGTAGACTGGAACTACGGCGATGAGATCATCGGCTACCTGGTCCTCTTCAACGACACCGGCCCGTTGAAGAACTTCGAGCAGATTCAACTGGCAACCGGCTGGAGCGGTGCCGACTTCCAGGAACTCGCGACCCTCTCCGGCAAGTCAGTCCTGATCCGCGTGGAGGAAAACACATGGGACAACAAGACCAGTCTCCAGGTGAACTGGATCGACGCCCCGGACGCCTCGCCGGAACGGAGCATCAAGCAGGCCGATGCCCCCACGATCGCAGCGGCCAACAGCAAGTGGCTGGCAGGTCGGAAGGCTCCGCCGAAGCCCACGGTGGCAGTGGCGTTGCCAAAGCCCGCAGTAGCGAAGCCCGCCGCACCTGCCGCTTCTGCGGTGGCACCTCCTGCTACTGCTGTCCCTGCTGCGGCAGCCCCTGCACCGACCACAACATCGGCTGCCCCTTCTACTCCTAAGAACCCGCCCGGTCGCAAGCCCAAGGCGAAGGTTGAAGTCCCTGTTGCCGCCACCGGCTGCACCCTGGCTGAAGCCTGGGAGGCCGTGAGCAGTGAATCCGCCCGTGGCAAGGTGGAGTTGACGGAGGTGGAGGACCTGTGGCTCACCCACCTCAACGTGATTGCCAAGGATGTCCCCGATGACAAGGTTACGCCGGAGCAGTACGCTGCCACCCGTGATGCCGTGCTCGCGGAGATCGCGGCGAAGAACAAATCCTGACAATCGTGCGTGACACTGCCGAATAAAATGTCAAGCACACCGTAGCTGAACCGGTAAAGCACCGGGCACTAGGTCCGGGAGATATGGGTTCGAGTCCCATCGGTGTGCCTTAACTAGGAGTACAGAACATGGCAACGATCCTTGTAGCATCAGGCGACGACCTCGCCGCAAAAGTTCAAGCGGCACACGCCGGCGACGTAGTTCAACTGGCGTCTGCCACATGGACTCTGGTCGCCAGTTTCTTCATTCCCTCGGGTGTGACGCTCCAGGGCGACCCGGACGGAGAATCCGAAATCATCTTCAAACTCTCGGGCCAGGACCTTCACGGTATCGTGCTTCCTGCCAACGCCAGCAACATCACCATTCGCAACGTGGATATTGTGTCTAGCAATGGCCTGATCAAGATGTGCGACGGGCAGGGGTATAATGTTGTCACCATTACGGGCTGCTCATTCGAGTACGGCGGCGGGCAGTACGCCAGCGGCACTGATGTCTTCGGCATCTTCGCCACGATCCCCGGGTTTGGTCTGACCATCAGCAACAACCTCTTCCACGACTCCCCGAACTCCAACCGCAACTGGGAGTTGTACAATCAAACGAATCTCACGCTCAAGGACAACACCTTCCACAACATCGTGGATGGTGGCCACGTCGTCGAGCCCGGCAACAACTTCATTTTTGACCACAACATCGGCTCTGGCATCCAGCGGATGGGGCAGGAGATTCAGGGCAACGGCGTCGTGACTGGCATGCAGGTCACCAACAACACCTTCTACGACTGGCGTAACCCCTACGAAGACAGCTTCGGTATGTCCATCGTCATGCTGAACGCGGTCAGCCCCCTGATCCAGAGTAACTACGTCGAGTTCAGTATGGCCCCTGGGGCAGTCTGGGGGCCGAAGGACTCCACCGGGGCTAACCGGTTCGGGTACGGCTACGAACTGGGAGGCAGCAATGTTCAGCTACTCAGTAATACCTTCGTGGCTCTCTTTCGCTGTGGTGCGGGATACTGCACTGCCAGCAAGACGACCTACGCCAAGGGGAACACCTCCTACGACGCCAACAAGTTTGCCCAGTGGGGAGACTTTACAGCGGAGACTGGTGGAGCGTACACCAACGCGGCTACCCTTCTTTCTGACAATGCGGTAGAAACCGGCCCGGCACCACTCCCAAACGTCGCACCGGTGCCCGCCCCAGTTGTGGTGGTCGTGGCACCGACTCCCGCACCAGTTGTTACGCCTGTGGTGCCCGTCTCCACTACTCCGCCAGTCGTGACTCCTACTGCCCCTGTTGTGGCACCCACCGCCCCCGCAGTTACTGTTAAGACCATCGTCATCAGCCTCGTCGAATCTGATGGCTCGAAGGTGGACTATAACCTGTCAGTGAGTCTCGTACCACCCAAGCACGTCGCCTCCGGCGTCCTGGCACTGGAGTTGTCAGACGGCACGACGCAGATGTATACGATCAAGGTCTGATGCGGAGGTCCTGTGGCAAACGACTGGAATGCCCTGCACTGCACGTTTCTGAACAACTGCACGCCGGGGATGTGCCAATGGCTAGGAACGAACCTGGGGGTGACCTCCGAGGCTCTGATCCAGCTTCAGATCGGGTACTCCCCGCGTGTAGTGTTCGGTGGTAAGGGCCTGAAGAAAGAGTACATTTCGTACGATGGTTGGTTCACCATACCAATGAGGGATGAGAATGCGAAGCTGACAGGCTTCAGTCTGAGGAACTGCGGGGGGAAGAAACTGATGTACCCAGGCTCCAAGCCCGGTACGTTCTATGTCGTCAATCCTAACCACAGAGAGGGTGAACATGGGTATTCTTCAGGCTCTCATAATTGGGTGCGTGTTGCTGACGCTGGTCAGAATTGCCCAATATGTAACCATAGCGATGGCTGTTTACTCTCGGCGGAAAACCCGTCTGACCCCAAAGCGGTAGTCTGCATCAGAACGGAAAGCCCCACGCCACTGAAGCTGGGCTGGCTCCATATCAGGAAAGATACGGGCATCCTGGCCAGTGCTTCCCCCCTCGCCGACAGTGAGAAGCCGGTGCTGGTGGTCGAGGGTATGTCTGACGTGGCAGCGGCTTACGATCTGGGCTTCCCTGCGATCGGTAAGCCCAACAACATCGGCGGTCAGAACATTGTGGCCGAACTGGTACGCGGTCGCACCGTCATCGTGATGGGCGAGAACGACAAGAAAGCCAACGGAGAATGGCCCGGCCAGATCGGTGCCTCGATGTCTCTGAAGTCGTGCTTGACAACGACTGGGAAAGCCCGTATCCTGTTCCCGCCCGAGCATGTGAAAGACCTTCGGGCCTGGAAGAACAATTATGGCCTGACAGCAGCCACCCTCCTGGCTGATGCCGAGGAGAAGGGCCAGGAGCAGATCACCGATGACCTGATCCCCGACGATCGGCCCTTGACTATCTTCCGCCGATTCCTGAAGGAACAGTACACCGCCGGCAAGGTCACGCTGCTGAAGAACTGGGAAGACCGCTGGTACGTGTACCACGGTGCAGACGGCTGCTACAACAGCGTAGAGGAGAACGCCCTCATCGGTGAGTTCGCCCGCTGGACCGACAACAAGCAAGTGATCATGGACCGTGCCCAGGGTCCCAAGCCGGAGAAGCTGAAGTACACAGCGGGCCTCTGGTCTAGCATGCGTCAGGTGGCTCTGGCTGATGGGTACCTGATGGGCACGCTCCCCCAGTGGATCAATGGGAAGAATGGGCTTGACATGCATAGCCTGATCTGTTTTAATAACGGAGTGCTTGATGTTGATGCCTATCTTGAAAACTCGGCGGTCGCTCTCTTGCCATCCACCCCAGACCTTTTTACCGTTAATGCACTTCCGTTTGCGTTTGACCCAACGGCGACTTGCCCTCTCTGGCTCAATTTTTTGGAATCGTCGCTGGGTGATGATGCGGCGAAGATACAGTTACTTCAAGAGTGGCTGGGGTACTGCATGACCTCAGACATCAGTATGGAGAAGATGCTGTACATGCGTGGCCCGACCGGTCACGGCAAGGGCACCATCCTGAACATCATCTCCCACCTGGTTGGGAAAAAGAACGTGGCCAGCCCCCAGTTCAAGAAGCTGGCTGACAACTTCGGCCTCCAATCCCTGATCGGGAAACTGGTGTGTCTGATCGGTGACGCTCGCGACGACCGGGCCGGGGCCTCCCTGGTGGGGGCACTGGAAGTCCTGCTCTCGATCGTGGGTGGTGATGAACTTCAGATCGATCGTAAGTTCCTTCCACGGGTAGAAGGGATCAAGCTGACGACCAGGATCACGATCGCCTCGAATATCTTCCTGAATATCCCGGACCCATCAGGTGCGATGGAGCGGCGATTGATGCTCCTGGACTTCCAGAAGAAGGTCACGGAGGATCAACGGGATCACACTTTGAAACAGCGGCTCCCCGAGGAGATCGCGGGCATCGCGGCCTGGGCCTTGGAGGGTCTGAGGAGACTGCGTTTAAACGGTGCGTTCACTGTACCGGCGTCGAGCCTCACGGCGATGCAGGAGTGGAAGCTGTTCAACAACCCGCTGGCTAGCTTCCTGGACGAATGTACGACGGCGGACCCCAAAGGTGTGGTGCCTCGTCGCATGCTGTTCGATGGATGGAATAGCTGGGCTGGGGCGAAGCGGCTGCCCGTGGGCACGAAGTCCCAGTTCTTTAACGACATCGTCACCCTGGCCACCTATGTATCACAAGACAGTATGGAGATCGGTGGCCGGCAGGAGATCATATACCGTGGACTGGCATTCACTTCGGATGCCGCACGGCGGTACCTCGGCAAACCTTCCTAGGAGAGAACTATGTTACCATCAGGAAAGCAGGACAGAAAGGACCGGCCCGTGTTCAGTGGAGTATTCAAATACTTCCCTGACGCCTTGGCCGAGGTCGCCCACGTATCCTTTGTTGGCAACGTCCAGCATAATCCAGGCCAGCCCATGGCGTGGAGCAGGCATAAGAGCACTGATCATGGTGATTGCATCGCCCGGCACCTGCTGGAAGCCGGTACCACCGACAGTGACGGCCTGCGTCATTCGGCTAAGGTAGCCTGGCGTGCCCTGGCCCTGCTCCAGATCGAACTGGAAAACGAAGCGAAGCCCACGCCCTTCGAAGAGGTCGTCGGAATGAAGATGGAGGGGGCGTTCGGCCCTCTCATGTACGCCAACACCCACACGGACGCACGGGAGCCGGCTGCTTACGAAGCGGAACGTAAAGCCGCTGCCGTGGCAGACCATGTCGGCGGAAGCGAGCAGGTGCCGTTCATGACGGCTGCTTCGTTCGTCCCGCCGCCGCCCACTTTCTATATCGCCGGACCCATGAGGAATTACCCGGACTTCAACTTCCCCGCCTTCGATGCCGCCAAAGCACACCTGGAGGCCATGGGCTGTAATGTGATCAGCCCTGCGGACATGGACCGGGCGGACCCGCAACCCCGTGCGGCAGACACCCTTCCGCAGTACGTGTATGCGAAGCGGGATGCTGAGGCTCTGATCACGCTGGCGGAGGATAACAGCAACTTCAACCTGGAGAATGGCATCTACATGCTGCAGGGGTGGCAGAGGAGTAAGGGGGCACGTGCTGAACACGCCCTGGCCGAGTGGCTGGGACTGAAGATCGTTTATCAGGAGAACGAATAATGGCAAAGCGTAAGATCGACATCCGTAACGTGATCGCAATCTCGGACACCCATGTTGGGTGTCAGGTTGCTCTCTGTCACCCTGATGGGGCTGCTCTTGACGGAGGTGGGCTTTACATGCCTTCCCTCGTGCAGAAGAAGGTGTGGCAAATCTGGGAACAATTCTGGGGTGAGTGGGTGCCGAAGGTGACCCACGGCGAACCCTTCGCGGTCGTCCATAATGGGGACGCCATCGACGGCAGCCACCATAATTCCACGACCCAGTGGAGCCACAACATGAAGGATCAGGTTGAGCACGCCTACAAAATCCTTCAGCCGGTCGTGGAAGCGTGCGAAGGCCGGTACTATCACATTCGCGGCACCGAGGCTCATGTTGGCCAGAGTGGTGTCGAGGAGGAGAACCTGGCGAAGAAACTGGGGGCCATCCCCGACGATACTGGCAACGCCGCCCGATGGGAACTGTGGAAGCGAATCGGGTCGCACCTGATCCACTTCTCCCACCACATTGGGACCACCAGCAGTGCCGCCCACGAGACTTCGGCGGTCAACGCAGAACTGGCCTCCTGCTTTAACGAGGCTGGACGCTGGGGACACGAACCCCCGGCAGTGGTTGTACGGTCGCATCGCCATCGCAACAGCGAGATCCGGTTGCCGGCGAAGTGGGGCTATGCTATCGGGTTCGTCACCCCGGCCTGGCAGTTGAAGACCCCGTTCGTATTCAAGATTCCTGGTGGGCGTACTAGCACGCCGCAGATCGGCGGCAGTATCATCCGTCTGGGTGACGAGGAACTGCACACCCGTCATTTTGTACACGACATCGGTCGAGGGAGGACAGAATGAAAACAGCCCCTGTGATCACGCTGGACGAATGGCTGGGGGCTACCGAGGCTGCACGCACATTTCGGCCTCCCGGATCGTACACAGCGACGGAGTACGCCGCGACCTCTGCGAAAGCCCCCGGTGCCGCCAGGCAGATGGTGTACCTGGCGGTAAGGCAAGGCATCCTAAAACGAGTTGGGACGGTCCCCCATCCAGGAGGTGGCCGACCAGTGCATCTCTTTGCCCATAGAGATGGCATTCCCGTGGAGGAATGGGGAGAGATCACTGAGTTTCCCACCCCGGAACCGAATACGTTCTGTGTGTCAGATGTGATGGCACGGGGTAAACCGGGGGGCACCGCTCGGCGATTTGTCAAGGCAGCATTACGATCAGGCGAGATTGCCCTGGTCGGGAAACGGACGACCCCCGAGGGAGGAGTTGCCCTCTATTACCGCGTCACCAAAAAACCCTCTTCAGGAAAAGGAAAGAAAAAATGAGCACACGTCAAGCATGGATTTTCTTCGTCGCAGCTTTGGCCCTGTTTGTCGCCGGCCTCGCTCTCACTGGCTGTGCCGCCCATCCCCTGGTTCCGGCACCGACGCATGAGTTTGTCGGCCCTGGGCACACGCCCACAAGTCTGACCGCCGTGGCCAAGGGTCTGGATACCTTTATCCTCCTCAGCGTGATCGCCGTAGGAGTCGGCATCGGGTTGTTCCTCTGGCTGCCCACTGCCCACAACGCCTCGCTCGCGTTAGTGTTTATAGGAGGTGGGGTGGAGGCGAGCAGTCTCGCGACCCGTGTCTCACTGTGGCTGGTGCCCTACGCGGTGGTGTCATTCGCAGTAGCAGCCCTGGCTGCATTGATCTACGAGATCATCCACAACCGGGCAACCCTAGAAGCGGACGCCTCGGCAGCGAAGTCTGACTTCGAGACAGAAGTGGACAAGGCTCTGGCTGCGGTGAAGTCTGGTGCCGCGACTGTGACGACCGAAGTGAAGAAAGCCTAATGCGACCCCTGCGTACAGATTCCGATTTCCTGGCCCTGGCGAAGGTAGGCGGGTCAGCCGCCTTCGCCAGGGCCTGTGATACCGGCACCTATACCCCGCCGACTGAGAGAGCATTCCCCTGGGGTCATGGCTGGTCATTCACCGTGACCAGCGACCGGGGGAATCAGTGGTCCGTGAGAATCGCGGTGGACGAAGTGAAGCGACGGTATCGAGTCAACGTGAGGAAAATCTGATGGGACCCCCAAAAATCGTCACGGTCTACACCGCCACTGATGTCGCCACAGTGGACATCCGGAGCATCGACCTTACCGCTGATTTCGTGGTCTGGAATCGTGGGGGTGAACTGCGGAAGATCAGCAAGGCCATCCTTCAGGAGGCTGCCCGTCTCTTCCTGGATGGACAGAGAATGGTATCAGCCGGCAGGCTCCCAGAATTACCGCCCGAGTGGACGTTAATCTACTGGGAAGCCTGCTTGCCGATAACCACACACCGCCCCGTCACGGTCAACTAATCTTCAGGTGGGACTTAACCCAGCCCCAGGCTGCGGCTAACCCCGCCGCAAGCCCAGCACTGAACACCCCGTACCCGATCAGAGCATGCTTCTGATCCTTCTCCAGTTTGTCGAGCCTGCCATCTGACGTAGCGGCGCACGCCTTCAGGTCTTTCACATCCTGGATAAGCGGGGTCATGGAGTTTTGTAACTCGGTACGGACGGCCTGCACCATCGGTTCAACGAAGTGTTTGGTGAACTGATCGACATCATCAAGGTTAATCTGGATTCCCACTGGGCACCGCCTTTACTACTTTGTCACGGAGAGTCTCCCACGCCTGATACTCATCCGGCGAAGTTTTCTCCTCCTGGATATTTCCCATACGGTCGTAAAGTCCCTGACGCATTGCGTTCTGTTCCTCGGGGGTCGCTTTATCCCACGCCTTACTGAGCATCCACGGAGTCAACTGGGTATCATATACCAGGGAGCCGATACCATTGGGGGCTTGGGATCGTTTATCCACTGACGACGCGATCGACTCCGTCATCCAGGGCTTATCTCGCATCTCGGCTCCCACCTCGTCCCGACTCCTACCCTCTTTGAGTTCCGCCGCCCACCGGGCCTCTGAGGTGTGCATATCCTGTGACCGAAGATTCCGGCCACCTGTCTCAGATAGACTGTGGAGATCATCGAAGATCGACTGCTGGGCAGCAGAGTCTGTGGGGTGCGAAACGTGAACACCCCCCGCTTGGGCTGCTGTGTCCCTAGCCTTCTGAAGGAAGGTGCGGGGCGGCTCCTCTGCCGGCTCGCTCTTGAAGGGTTCAGTGAATACCCCGGACAGCAGACTGCCGCCGACATGAGCCGCACCACGAGCCACATTACCGAGTAGCGAACCCTCATCAGGTCGGACCTGGTTACCTTCGCGGTCCTTGTTCTCGTAGGTTTCCTTCAGAGCGTTGAAGGTGGGGTTCAGTTTGTTCAGCGTAGAATGAACTGGGTTGTCATACATCGCCAGGGCGTCCGCAACAGTGCTACCCCAGTTGAGACGGCCTTCGTTGCCATTCTCGTCGGGGATGCCAGTGCGGGGGTGAACCAGGTCTGTGAGGTCCTTGGGCTTCTCCGCAGTCCCGGTGTTCAGCTTCGTCATTAGCATCTGGAGAGCGGTGCTGATCACTGCTGTGGTCCCGACCATACCGGCAAATGCGGAGCCAGTCGCGATACGGGCAGCCTTGTCGCCCGCGATCGCGTTCGTAAGATTCGCGACCTGACCTTCCCAGTACCGTTCTGCTGGCAATGCGATCTCTGCGATCGACCGCCCGACCGTCTGCTTGAACTCTGGGGACCTGATGTGGGCACCGATCATGCGTTGAACGGCGTCAGCCTCAGCCGCCATCTCGGTACGACCTTGCTCCAGGGAAACACCCTGACGCATCTGGCGTTCAGCAACACCCTTCAGGTGGGCCGCGACCATGTTAGGGAGAATTTCCCCAAACTGGTAATCGTGCGGCATGGAGAGAACGTGGCCCACAGCCTTTGCGTAGTCCCCCTCCTTCACGGCGGTGAAAACATTCTTGAGGGGACCGGCGGGATTTTCTCCGACAACGGAGCGAAGTCGTACCGCTGGATTCACAGACATCACCCGCTCACCGACCTCACCGGCGGTCCCACTCTCCAGGGCACGCCGCAGTTTACTACCTGAGACCTGGCCGGCTGTGGCAGCATCAATCAGGCGTGCGGTCCTGGCTCCGGTATCCCCACCCTCACGGAAAAGGCTGGCGGTGTTCAAGCCGATCATGTTGGCAGCGGCTTTCGCGGAATGACCCATGCTCAGAGCGTACCGCAATTTGAGGCTCCCGCGTGCGAGTGATTGGGCGATGCCAGCGACGGTACCTTGTATTGGCTGCTCGCTGAAGTTATTCAGTTTCGCGGCATCCTCGGGGGCCATGTAGAATGTGCCCTTCTGTTCCCGGCCAGTGAACGCATGGCTGGAGTCATCGGGAAAATCATTAGGACCTGGACGGTTATAGGTTGGTTCCTGGGCATCAAGAAACTTCTGGCCGTCGAAGTACGACATCCCGGCGACCCGGCCAACCTTCTGAGCCGGCAGAGATTCCTTCCGCGTCTCAGAACCGAGGATGCGATCATTAACCGGGATCAGCCCCTCGGGGGCCTTCTGCCCATCAGGTACCCATGTAGAGCGACCGTCATCCTCCAAGTCCCGCATCGTCCGCCGCGAGTTGAGGTTCTTCTCCACCTCGTATTGCCGGGCGATCTGCATATCCAGGGGGTTGTCGAACTTGGGCTTCCCACCGTGGGCGATGGCGGCGTCGTAGGCTTCGCTAAACGTATCGTACTTCTGACGCTTCAGAGGGTTGTTGGTGCCAGCCACGGAGTTGCCTGTCCCGCCTCCCTGGTTATCAGGGAATGAGAACAGGCGGGACAGACCCTCGCCTTCGGGATCAAGATGCTTGATGCCGAGATCGATGGCGTCCTGTGCGTTCTTCTGACGTTGCTCCTGGAGCAGGCCAATCGCCTTCTCCACCGCTGGATGAGAACCGGCAGGTACCCGGCCCTTCTCCACCTGATCCATCCAGGTCTTCGTTGCCGCAGCATCCTTATCAAACGTGGGTACGTGCCCACGGGCGGGCTTCATCTGTGCTTCAAAGTCATGACCAGCCTTCTCTGCTTCACCCAGGGACTGCCGTACATCCAGGGAGGTTTCCTTTCCTGCTGATCCTCGGAGCGTACCGAGAAAAGACGCGGCCCTGGACATCAGAGATGGGGCTTGAGATTGAACTGCACCGGGGGACGCTTGCTGTCCCTTTACGCCGTTGTACTGGTTGGGAAGCAACCCTGCCTTCTGCTGGGCGTAGGTCGTGTTCGCCGGGTTGGCCTGGTTGGCTGCCCCATGGGGTCCGTAGTTTACCCAGGAATTCTGCCCCCGTGTCTCAGCGGTCATGGCCGGCTTGGCAGCATCAGAGTACATGGCAACGTGCTGCTTCCAGGCGTGCTCCTCACCCTTGGGGCCGAAGCCGTTACCTTCCTGGGCGTGACCGAAATAATCATGGACTGCACGGAACACCGAATTGTAGTTCATCCCGGTGCCAGGGGCTTCCTCGGCCAGCGGGTGGTCCGCCGGCATGGTGACGCCCGTGTAGACGTAGAGATGTCCCTTCGCGGCGTCAGCCGCCATTTCCTTGGAGTTGGCGTACGGCTGGCCTTCCTTCGTCCAGGGTTCGATCTTGACTCCCTGATCCTTCAGGTAGTTGTACTGATCCAGCGTCTCTTTCTTCAGAGCGTCATAGCTGGCCTTCACGGCTGGATCGTTCGGGTTGTGCTGCATCGCCTCATAATGCTTGGCGATTTCACCAGCCCGTTCTGTGTCCACTGGCTCGTAATTCCGATCAGGGTTGTGCTCGATGCCGGCCTGCTTGGCATATCCCTCGGCGTGACCCCTGATGGTTTCGTTCGGGGTAAGCTGACTCTTCAAATTTTCTGAAGGTTCCTGAACTTCCTCCGGGGCCTTGAACTCGTGCTCGGGAAGTGGTCCAGTGTCTTCGGCTCGCTGGCCTGGGTTTGGCTCTGCGGACTCCGTCCGACGTTCGGTGTCGTGTAAACGCTGTTCCAAGTCCCGAATACGATCACGGGCTTCCTCGGGAACGCCGGTACGGCCAGTCTTCGGGCCTTCCTCGAATGTCGCCGCTTGCTCCTGTTCCGGTGTCAACCCAGGGCCAAGATCAGGCTTATGGTCCACTGTCTCCACTTCGGGTGGGTTCTCTACCCGTCCACGCAGGGCCGCGAAGTCGTAGGGCCGCTGGGCGTCTTCCTCGGGGGTTGCTGCCCGACTGGGGTGTCCAGCCAAGTCACCGGGGGCGTTGAGCGGGCGATCTTCAGATATCGTTTGCTCCATACGTGCCTTGGCGGCATCCAGGGCGTTAGATGGCTCCTGGGTCGCCGTTTTCGGTTCCGCAGCAGGGCGGGCCGGTTCTGGCTGGGCGTTGGGCGTCTGACCTGGTTCGGTCAGGGCCTCATGGCCAGCGGAGAGAGCCCCGAAGGCCCCTTGCTGCACCACGCCCTGGGTTAGGTCCTGGTTGGGGTTGACGGTGAACTTGGCGACGAGGTTCCCCGCCGCCTGGACGCCGGCCTGGGCCAGGCCACGGGTGACAAGCTGGGGGCCCCATTTCGCGATCAAGCCAGGCAACACCTTCCCGAGAGCCGGCTCCACGGCTTCCGCCGCACCTTTACCGATAGGGAGGGCTTGAAGAACGCCCTGAAGAGTCCGGGTCGTTTCAAAGATGCCGGCAGACACAGGATCAACCTGATGACCGGCAGCACGCTGCTGAGCGACTTCCTGTTCGCCCTCATGGGCACCGGCTGTGGCGAAGACCGGGAGAGCAGCCGGACCGGAGGCCACCGCAGCCCCCAGCGTGCCCACGGCCCCGCCGAGTTTACTAGCAAGGGCATTGGGATCAGTCTGAAACGTAGGAGCGGTCTGCACGGGGGTGGGCAGCACTGACTCGGCAACCTGGGTGAATGGCTGACCAACACCGTGCAGAGCAGAAGCCGCGAAGTTACCCGCTGCACTCCGGTCTTGGGGTTTGGCCCCGATGAATGACGCAGCAGCCTGAGCGATGGGAGACTCTGGGATCGTGCCCGTGAGATACCCGAGGCCAACCTTCAGGTTAGTCAGGAAACCCGGATGAGCTACTGCCTCTGCCGGTGTTGGCCCCAGGCGGGGTTGGGCCTGCGGGGTTACCGGGACCAACTTCGTGGGGTCGAAGCTGGGGGCGTTCCCCACCGGCACCAGACGGCTCGGATCAAATGCTGGAGGTTGGTCCACGGGGACGAGGTTGGCAGGATCGAAATCAGCCATGATTATTGCTCAACGTATTGACCGTTCTGAACGATGTACATCTTCCCGGTGGTTGGGTCTTTCAGCGTCTGACCCTCGGGGTGAATAGCTTTCACACCTGTCGGAGCCGCTGCCGGCTTTGCCTCAGCAGCTTGAGCCTGACCTTCGGGCGATGCTGTCTCTTCTGTCGTAACAGGACCAGGAGTCGCCGGTTGAGAGAACAAACCGTGCTTGCTCGAAACTTTGTCTTTCGCAATGTCCAAGCGTTCCTGACCTTGGGTCATTCGGGCCTGCTGGGTGGCGTACTTCCCCGTGCCCTGGAGAGACGCCTGGTAATCAGTGTTTTCTTTGTCGCCTTGTTCGCGAGCACGGGCACCGTCTTCTTCCTTCTGCTTGTACATCTGGAACTGCTGCTCCTGGGTCAGAGCGGGAGTCGCTGGTTCACCGAAATCCTCAGTCGGATGGTCCTGCTGTCCTTGCTCAACGGTGTACTGCGGCATGTTCTGCCCTTCGAGACTACCAAAACCCTGATTGACGTACATCGAGCCACCGTTCTGGGCGGACACCCGTGACTGCTGAATCTGTTGGGTCATCGGCGTTTGGGCCATCGCCCGGTTCGCCATCATCCCACCGGCGGACTGTCGGGCCTGACGTTGCTGATGGTATTGTTGATAGGCGTGTGGAAGTGCCTGGTGTATGGGGGCCTGCTGCACATCCGTGATCTGCTGCTGGCTCGGGTTCATCGCAGGATCACCCAGCAACTGTGTGGGATCGTTAGGAGATGTCTGCATCGCGTTGATCAGACCAGCCTGAGCGAGTTGCCAGGGAGCCGGGGCTCCAGGATTTGCGAGTTGGGGGAGGGGCATAGTTAGTTACCTGTGGTTGGCGGGGCGGTATAAGTGACCGTTCCATCCGCATTGATCACGATGGTCGCACCAGGCGGGACTGGAGAGGGTACTGTGATACCTTCGTAAGCGAGCACAAGAGTGGCGTATGCGGTGGCTGCCGTGAACAAGTCCCCGGCTCCCGTGCCGAAGGCATCGAAGACTTCCTGGGGATTGGGATTGCCGTAGATGAAACCCGCAAGTTGACTGAACAAGAGATCAAGGCCATTGTACAGATTGTTCATCCGCGTGGTGAACGCTGCGGCCTGAACCTGGACAGCCGTGAGGGATGGAGGGGTGATCGGGGTGATCAATTTTGGGGGCATGTTCTCTCCTATTGATAAAGTTGAGGAAGCGGCATTTAATTTTTTACCTCAATGAGTAGATAGGACATGAAAGTGGATGAGCCGGTATTCCCGAACGCGACTGAAACTCCGAAGTTGGAATTGACCGTAGTGTCTATGGCCGTGCCGATTTGAGAAACTAGCGTAGACGTACTGGTGGACCCTGTCAACCCAACGGTTCCGCCGGCGGACGCTGTACCACTGGACCCGTTCGTGAGAACAGTGAAATATGCGTCTACGGACCAGTGCTTATTGGTTCCTGCCACCGCCAGGGTGGATGTATCAAGAAGGACACTCGCCCCGAACCGAAGCTGAAAGTCCATCGTATTCGCCACGGTTGCGGTGTACGACCCAGTTGCGAAAAGATGTAGGGTGGAACCAGCAACCAACGTATTAGCTGGAATGACAGCGACTTGATTATATTCAACTTGTGAAGTCGCTGTGATGGTTTGCGATTGGGTGGTGCTGACCAACAACGTACCACTCAGCACCTCGACGCCGTATGTCGTGTCGATCTTCGGAGTCGAAGACGTAGAGTTATACCATACCTCTGCGACTGCCGGGGACCCCGGATCAGCCGACAGTGTTTGGATGGCAGCGGCAGTGTTCGTCTCCCACGTTATGCCAAGCGGATCACTGGGGTTTGAGACAGGGACCAGGCCAGAAGCCCCAACTGGCAACCGAGTTGGGGTCGTGCCATATATGAGAAGATCACCCTTTGTGGTCAGGGGGTTGGCGAGCAGGGTCCCGCTGGTTGGCAGAGTCACGTTGGTATTCGCCGTGGTGGTAAGCGTTGTGGTGAAAGCCCCACTAGTGGTCAGGTTGCCGCCCAGCGTGATGGTCTTCGTTCCATTGTTTACCCCAGTCCCGCCATAGGAGGGGCCAACAACAGTCCCATTCCAGGTCCCAGAACTGATGGTTCCAACCGTGGTGATGTTAGCCCCCGTCATGGAGAGAACGCCACTGGTCAACGTCAGGCCATCTCCTGTCGTGACACTGGTGATAACCGCCGCAGCGGGGGTTTCCCAGTCCACCCCGTTGGTCGCTGCGGAGTTTACTGTCAGCACCTGGCCGTTGGTACCCACTGCCAGCCGACTGGGCGTCCCCACGCTGGTCACAATGAGATCACCCTTCGTGGTCAGGGGGTTGGTCATCAGGGTGCCACTGGTAGGAAACGTGACATTCGTCGCCGCCGTCATGGTGAAGGTCGAATTGAAGGCCCCTGAGGTGGTAAGATTCCCGGCCAGAGTGAGTGTGTTAGACCCGTTGTTCACCCCCGTCCCACCGTAGGTGGGGTTGACCACGGTCCCCTGCCAAGTTCCAACTGTGATTGTCCCCACCGTAGTACAGGATGACCCCACGAACGCGATCGTGCCCGTGGAGTACGTGAGTCCGTCGCCGACAGTAACAGCAGTGACATACTGGGCGGCTGGAGTCTCCCAGTCGATCCCATCGGTCGCGGCAGAGTTCGCAGTCAGGACCTGTCCGTTAGTGCCCACTCCCAGTTTGGCAACGGTCGTACTATACGTGAGAAGATCGCCCTTCGTGGTCAACAGGTTACCAGTTCCCCCGTAGGTCGTCGCGATTGGGGTAGCTTGCCAGGTCCCCGTCGTAATGGTACCCACCGTCGTGAGCGATGAACCGATGAATGAGAGGGTTCCGCCACCGTTGAGATTCAACCCATCACCGTTAGTCACCGCCGTTACGATACTGGTGCTCGATGGAGTCGTCCAGTCGATTCCCCCTGACGCCGCAGAGTTGGCGGTCAACACCTGACCGTTGGTCCCGACGCCCACTTTCGTCACAGCGGTTGTATCGTAGGTGAGAAGATCACCCTTTGTCGTGAGGAGGTTTCCGGTGCCACCGTACGCAGTGGCGATTGGTGTCGCCTGCCAGGTCCCCGTCGTAATGGTACCCACCGTCGTGAGCGATGAACCGACGAACGCGATCGTGCCCGTGGAGTAAGTAAGGCCGTCACCCACGGTAACTGATGTAACATATGACGCGGGGACCGGCACCAGAATATGTTGCGTACTACTGCTATCTTCAAAGATCAGTTGATTTGAAGCGTTAACCCACAAGGCATTGGTGAGCGTGCCACCGGGCGAGATGGCCGTAAACTGGATATCGTTTCGGGCGTGAATCGTCCCGTTGGTATCTACAAGGGACAGACCGCCGCTAGACCCTGACACATAATTTATCTGTCCTGTCGAGGTACAGAGTTCGAACCCGGTATTCGAATATACGTTTCCATACAAATCCGCAAGAAGGGGACCGTTGCTGTAGTAGAGGTTTCCGCTGTTGTCTGCCAGGAGACCGCCATCGCCGTAGTATAAGTTTCCGCCGGCGTTCGCCAGGAGACTGCCATCGCTGTAGTAGAGGTTTCCGTTCTCGTCCGCCAGGAGACCGCCATAGCCGTAGTATAAGTTTCCGCTCCCGTCCGCCAGGAGACTGCCATCGCTGTAGTAGAGGTTTCCATTCAAATCCGCAAGAAGGAGACCGTCATCGCCGTAGTATAAGTTTCCGCTCTCGTCCG